GCGGCAGCGCCCGCTGTGAGCGCGTCAATCTTGTCGCCCAGTATGGCGACAGCGGCCAGCAGCGGGGAATTTCCGGCCCCAGTAGGTAGCGCGGAAATCGCCTGGGCGATGGCGGTCTGAACAAACTCTTCAAGTCGGTCGGCATTGATCGTGCCGTTGAGGGCGAGGCGCAAGGTCATCATGGGCTCCTAATTAAGGGGTTGCTGAGAAAAACTCGCCACCGTCAATAGTGGCGAGTCCGATGTTGGCGCGGGCGGCGGCGCGGGCGGTGTCGTCGGCGAACTCGGCCAGGCGCAGCGCGGTTTGCAGGTAATCGCCCGGATCGCCGCTGCCGGGGGTGCCTGGCGCCCCAGCAGGGCCGGGCGGGCCGGGCAGGCCCACCGCCAAGGAAATCGAGGAGGCAGGATCGGTGATGCGCACGGTGATGGGCACATCGACCAGGACGCGGATCATCATGCCCTCCGCCGGGCCGCCCCAAGGCGGGCATGCGCCCCCTCGGGGGGCAGCGAGTGAATACGAGCGTGGGGGCGGTGCATCCTAGTCATGAGAAATGTCCTCGATCACCACCAGGCTGTCCTGCTCGTAGGTGCGGCGAATGCCGCTGGCGTGCGTCACCTCCAGGTCGAAACGGTAGGCGCCAGCGGCCAGCAGCGCGGTGGCGGCGTAGGGAACGGCCAGGTCGATGCGCCCGTCCAGCGCGTTGAGCGCCAGCAGGGCGTTGGCCGTCGTCGCTTCGAGCGCCAGCGCGCCTGCGCTGTCGCGCAGTTGCAGACGGGCGCTGGCGCCGGTGAGGTCGATGGGTTTGCAGGCCGCATCTTCCAGCCGCCAGGCGCGCGTCCATGTGTCGCCCCGGAAGAGTTTGACGGGCACTGGATGTCCTTAAGAGCGCCGCACCCGTTGCGCCCTGTGGCGGGCGTCTCCCCCTCCCGACCTCCCCCACCGCGTGGAGGAGGAGCAAACACTCCCTCTCCACTTGTGGGGAGGGTTGGGGAGGGGCGGGTTTTGCAGCACGGGTGTCATATCAGGCCGACGGCAACGCGTCGATGCGCATGAACGGGCCGAACAGCGGGTCTGCGGCGAGCTCCGGCACATAGAAGGCCGGGCCGCCAAGAGACAGCACCGATTCCTCGTTCCCGATCCACGAAAAGTCTCCGCTCATCGCCAGCGACACCTTGGGGATGACCACGCGGGCGCGGTCGCCGTCCTGATTGATGCCGGTGAACAGGATGCCGGTCTTGACCGATGTGGCCGTGAAGGCGGCGATGTTGCCATAGGCGGCATAGGAGTAGGCGGCCTTGATGGGCTGGGTGAGCGTGGCGACGGAGACCATCTGAATGACGCCCTGCGCCGCATCGACCACCTTGTAATGCGTGCCCTCCACCAGCGTGACCGGGGTCGCGTTGCTGTCGGTGAGCACGAGGGTGCTGGCGCCGGGACGCTTGAGGAACACATAGCCGCCCGCCACGAGGCCCAGCGGGAAGTTTTCGGCGGTGACCGTGCCGGCCACCTCGCTGCTGGCCGCGCCAAAGAAGGCGCGCGCCAGGGTGTCCTGGTCGAACTGGTGCATGTCGAGCTTGACATCCAGGCTCTTGCCGGTTTCGATCTCGGCGATGTCCAGGCGCTGGCCGGAGCAGCTTTCCTTGACGGTCTTGGTTTCGCGTTTGGGGGTGGTGGTGAGCGCCGAGTTGGCGCAGCCGACCTTGAACAGGTGGGTCAGGTAGCCCATCTCGGGCGTTCCGGCTGTGGCGTCGTAAGTGCCGAAGTACACGGGGCCTTGACCGGCCCAGATCATTTGCTTGCTCATTTGTCAGACTCCTTGAGGGATGGTGAGGTGGTCTCGCCCTCCCCGCCGTCCAGGGGGGGTGGGGTGAAGGCTCCCTCTCCACTTGTGGGGAGGGCTGGGGTGGGGAGGGGTTTGCCGCGCGTGCGGCGCAGTGCGGGTTCAGGTTCGGGCTGCGGCGCGTCGCCTGCAATCTGCGCATCGGCATCGGGTTCGAGCTCGACTTCTTCAGCAAGGCCTTTGCCGATGAGCCAGCGGGCGCTGGTTTCGTCCAGATCGAGCACGCTGCCGCTGCGGTAGAACGTGCCGCCGTGCCAGTGGGCGTATTCAAGAATCACGCGCATGATGCGACCTCCAAAGTGAAACTGCGGCGCAGGCTGAACGCCAGCGGGAACACGCCATAGCCCACGTCAAATGCCGGGCGCGGCGCGTCGATGCGGCGCAGGCGGCCCGCGCCGGGTAGAGCAGGACGCCAGCCCATCAGCGCGGCCAGAGTGAGAGACATCAGCGGCCCGGCCACTTCGAGCACGCCCGAGCCGCCTGCGGTGTCGCGCGCGCTGCGCACGGTCAGCGCCACGATCCAGCGTTGCTCCACGGGTTGCAGGCATTCGGCGGGCGCGGGCAGGCTGTCGCCGTCCCAGCACACGATGAGGGACGGCGCTTCGGGCGTCATGTGCGCCAGTTCAGCCAGGCTGCTGGCGGTGCGCACCGAGCGCACCTGCGGCACTTGGGCGCGCAACCGCGCCACCAGGGCGGTGGCGACATCGAAATAATCGGCGGGAAGGCTCATGCGCTACCTCCCGTAATAAGGATGCGGGCGATCTGCCCGATGGCGTCCAGCGTGAGGGCGACGCCGCGCCGTTTGGCCTCATCTTTGATCTGCGCGAAAAATCCTTCTTTGCGCAGGATTGCCGCCAGATCGTGCCCCGACCAGGACAGATCCATCAAACGGTCGGGATACACCGCTGGGTCGCCATTGACCAGCCCCGCCTCGGCGAGCATGGCGAAGTAGCTGCGCGCCTCGACGGCTTCCATCCCCTGAATATCGTCTGGGGCGATGGATCGGCCCCAGGGCGCGTCTTCGACGGCCTGGAGCACGCGGCGCACTTGGTTCCAGTCGCGGCGCATCATGCCCTCCGCCGGGCCGCCCCAAGGCGGGCATGCGCCCCCTCGGGGGGCAGCGAGTGAATACGAGCGTGGGGGAGGTAGGTCATCTCAGTATCCATCCGTGCCATCGCGGGTGAACGCCCGCACGCTGCCGCTGGTGGCGGCGGACTGGCTGGGCAGCGGGAGCGGCAGCGCCGAACTCAGGCCCAGGCCCACCGTGCCTTTGGCGATCAGCTCCAGCAGACGGCGGGCGTCGGTGTAGCGCTCGCGCACTTCGGCGCTGGCGCGGTCGTCCCACAGCCGGTAGCGGGCGATGTCGCAGGCCACGCGCGCCAGCATGGGCGGCACGCTGGTCACGGGGAGCAGGTAGCGCACGGCCAGATAGCCGTCGATCTCGGCATCGGCATCGGCCAGGGCGCGGGCCACCAGGGTGTCATCGGGCACGCCCGCGCCCATGCGGTCGGTGAGCTGGGTCAGCTCATCGAGGCCGAAGCGCTCTTGCAGGTCGTCGCGGGTGGCGTAAGTCATGGCTGTAGGGCAGCCCCAAAGCCATGCAGCCCCCTCGGGGGGTAGCGACGGCACGGAGCGTGGGGGCTAAGGGTCATGGCGGGGTGAGAAAATGGCGGTCAGCGGGTGAGGTTCAGGCCAGAAAGTCGGTTTTCCCGGGTTTTTTGGTTTGTACGGTCTTGCTCTACTTCAAACATGCCCGGGAAGGTGTTGCCCGGCGTTGCCCGTGTGGGTAACGCAATAGGGTTGGTACACCCATAGCCACCCGCGTTTTCATCGCCTCTAATCGCCTGAAATCTCGTTTTTTGTAACAGCGGTGTTTTCGGCCACCTCCCGCACCACCAGATGCGGGTCGGCGCGCAGGGTGGCGATGGCCTGGGCATCGGCGAAGGTCTCCACCTCCTGCGGGCCGAACGGGCCGAGGCCCGCGCGGTAGCGCTGGCCCTGCCCGCTGCGCAGCCGCACGGCCACGCGCTTGAGCGTCATGGCCTTGCCTGCGGCGGTGATGCGTGCGGGCTTGGTCATCAGATCACCCAGGGCGTGACGATGACCTCAACCGCCTTGTAGTTGGGGTTGGTCTCGCCGCCGTTGATGAGCTGCGCTTCGATCAGACTGAGAGCCGCTGCGCGCAGGCCGGGCGGCACCACCAGGGTGGTGGGCTTGATGCCCAGCGGGCGTCCGCCGTCGGCGGTCAGGCTCATCATCGCGGCCATCGCGGCGTTGAAGTTGGCGGCGGTGAGCGGCAACTGGCTCTTGCGCGCCATCTGCCAGAAGCCGAACCCGGCGTTGCAGCGGTAGCGGATGCCGTAGCGGTAGAGGTCGGTCATGAACACGCCTTCATCTTGCGTGCTGGTCATGGCCTCCATCTCGGGCTGGGTGCGCTCCTGGAAGATCAGCGGCTTGAGCGCGCGGCTGGTGTCGAGCAGATACCAGGCGGGGTCAGTTCCCGCGTCCACATTGACGGTGGCGACCGCCGTGCCGGTGCCGTCCACGTTCGGGTAGATGGGGTGGTCGACATCGAAGAAGTTCTGGCCATCGAAGCATAGGCTGGCGGAACCGGCCTTGAGCAGGCTGAACACCAGGCTGTCGGCATGGGCGCGGGCGGCGCGGGCGGTTTCGGCGAACATGGGGGTGTAGATGCCCACGTTGTCGTCTTCCACATCGGTGCGCTTGACGGCGACCGTGCCTTCATACAGCTTGTTCTGCACTTGATAGGCGGCAGCGGCCATGTCTTTGAGCACGCGGTCGCCCGTCCACTCGCGCAGGCCGGGGAACTGGTTCAGCCAGCCGTAGGTGTTGCTGGCATTGCTGCTGGGCACCACGGTGGCCACGCGGGCAAAGTCGGTGGGCGTGTCGGCCAGGGCGTCCTGAAACGCCTTGGAAAAGCCGGTGCGCAGGCTGGTGAGCAGAGCGGGGGTGATGACGGCCATGTTGTGGCTCCTTCGTTAAGGGTGAGGGTCAGGCGGTTTGCTGGAGGTGCTGCGGCTGCGCCGCCTTGTGTGCGGCAAAGCTGGATTCCGAGAGGCCCAGCAGCGCGCAGGCGATGCGGTCTTCCTCGGTGAGGGCGTCAGCCGCCGTGGCCTTGCGGCCCTGCGCGGCCAGGTCGCCCGCCAGCACCGGGCTGGAGGCGGCGAAGGCTTCAAATCCGGCCAGGTCGGCACGGGCGTAGCCCATGGCCCAGTCGCGCAGCGCCGGGGCCACTTTGCCCGCACTTTGCGCGGCATCGACCGCAGCAACGGCGGCGGACTCGGCCTGAGTCGATTGCATGACGGCAAGCTGGTCGGCCACAGCCTTGTGCTGCGCAATGGGAACCCACTGCGCCGGGTCAGGTTGGGTGGATTGCGACTGCGCGGACTGCGCGGCCAGAGTGGTCTTGAGCTGTTCGATCTCGGCGCGCATCGCTTCGGCGGCGGCGTTGCCTGCCTTGAGCGCGTCGATCACCTTTTGCAGCTCAGCAGCGAGTTCGTCGGGCGTGCTGGTGACCGGCATATTGAGGATATAAACCAGGCGTTCGAGGAGTTCGTCCATGGGGTTTCCTTGGCTGGCTGCGGCTTGCAGCGTGAGGTTGGGGGTGTGCACCAGCCCCGCCCCGGCCAGCGCCACCACGCGGCCATCGCCGGGGGTGAAGCGAAACACAGGGGAGAGAAAGCGGTACGCCTTGTCGGCCAGGAGGGCGGTGGCCTGCGCCGTCCACTCCACCTGCGCCCAGAGGCCGTCAGCGCGGGCTTGCAGCGCCTTGATCCAGCCTGCGGCGGGCACGGGGCCGGACTTGTCTTCGGCGCTGAGGGTCTGGTGTTCGTAGTCCAGCGGCAGGTCGATGCCGCCTGCGGCGAAGGCGTCAATCACGGCCTGCGCGTCGAGGGTGTAGGGGCCGCGACCGTCTCGCCCGGAGAAAGTCCCCGCCGGAATGAGGTGTACCCACTCCGGCGGGGTGAAGTCCGCTTGAGCGGACAGGGAGGTCGCCAGACCAGGGAGATCGGTGAGCAGCGCGCCCCGGCTCAGGCGGGTGGCCGGAGCGGTGGCGGGTTTGCGATGGGCGGCGGTGCGTGACATGCCGCCATGTTCAGGTTAGATGCTGCGGCAGTGAGATTCGCCGGGGCGGGTTTGCGCGGGCGGTTTTCGCGTGCGCGCGAAGCCTGTGCTCAGAGCTTTTCCGCGTTGTCCAGATACTCGGACAGAATGGCAAGAATACCGGCTTTGTCGGCATCGGAGAAGCCCAGGAAGGGCCGTGCCGGAATGTCGCCCCAGGGCAGCGGGTGGTTGCGCTTGTCGCGCCCGAACGCGCCCTGCTTCGCCCCGAACTGCTGCACGGCGGCGTATTCCACGTTGGTGGACAGCGTGACCTGGTCGCTCCCGGCCTGCACCGCAAACTGGGTGGACAGGCTCTTGCTCTCGCCGATGAGGGGCAT